TTTTTAAGAATGTCATAGCCCTTGTAAGTTACTTTGTTGGTCTTTAATACTTGTTCGTATCCACTAAATAGCTTGGTCATTCTAGCATCGTGCAAGCTGTGTAGTCCAATTAATAAATTGGCAAGCTCATCTTCTGTTGCTTGCTTCTCTCTGTCCATCAATACCCACAGGATGGAATCAATGTCTTCCTTAGTTATCCATGCTGCCATGATGAGGTCTTCTAGTTCGTGTAGTTTCATTTGTTCTTTTCCTTTAACCATTGTTGAATGCGCTGAAACGCAACTAAATAGTTTCCATCTTCAGCAAGTTGGCAAGCTTTTAAAAACTCTTCATCTGTCAGAGTTGTCCATGTGCGCTGTGTTGCTTCTATCTCTTGCCCAAGCCTCTGCACTTCAATCATGGCTTGTTCACGCAAGGCAGCTTGCCATGCTGCCCATGCCCAGTATTTAGGACTACCTCTCCTAAATGGACTACTGCGAATGATGTCACTATCCCACCATTCATTAAAGTCTTTCATGTCAACAACTTCATCGTGTGTCATTCTTTTCCCCTTGCTCGAATGGCTTCTGCAATAACTGTTGATGGATGAAACCAACCCACTGCCCATTCATCTGCAATCTTTGCACACTCCTCACGCTCCATGCGAATGGCAGCTTTGATGGCATTAGCTTCCCAGTTATAGGGCTGACCCTTCATTGAATTCTCACGCTCAATGCGAGCAAACTCATCGTCTTCATCTGTGTATATCATTTTGCTGCCTCCATATACAGACCCACATTACCCAGTGCATAACCAACAAAGGCTATGCCTAGCCCAGTGTTACCTTTAAGTAGCAGATCCACTGCCACCACTGTATACACTACACCAACAACTGCGATAAGCCATGCACTCATTTGTTCACCTTGAATTCTTGAAGCACTCTCATAGTTGCTTTAATAAGTTCCATGTCCTGAGATGGCTCAGGTAAATTACTTTCCCACCGAAGTAAAAACTCCAGTTCTTCTACAACGATAGCTTCAATCTCATCTCTTGTCATACGTTTCTCCTTATCAATCTAGCAAACATATCTGTATTACTACAGTAACTTTTTATCCAAGCCTTATTACTATCACGCTCATACATACCCCTACATTTAGAACATCTGTACATCATGTAAGCCCCCTCATTTCCTGTGTCACTGTTGCACTACGCAAAGTGTTCTTGATGTATGGTGTTAGGCTCTGCGGTGTGGCATGGCCTGACACTGACATGATGTTGGTGATGGGTACACCCACCTCAATCATCTCTGTGATGGCTGTCCTTCGCAAGTCCTGTAGCACCAAATCACTAGGCAGATTTGCATCAGCCAAGATTTGCTTAGCCACCCTAGACAGATTGAACAAGCTGTAAGGAACCAGCCCACCCTTCCTATCAGGAACATTAGATGGAGCAATGTATTGCTGCCAACCAAACTCAGCATGTTGTTGTCTCAGCATAGTTAGTAGCCCCTGACTTGTGGGAATAGTCACCCTAGACCTGCGCTTGCTTTGTTCCAAGTGCAACACACCCTTCTCTAGGTCTACCTGATCCCATCGTAGCTTACGCATGTCGCCCATGCGCTGTCCATACTCATAGCCCATCTGCACAATGAGTCCTACATTACGCCACTTAAATGTGGAGTAGGCAGTGTTCATGAATGCTCTCACATCTTCCCTTTCCCACACAGTTCTGCGAGGCTTGTCTGCCCTCCGTAGCACCTTGCTGAATGGGTTGTGCTTGATGTAGCCATGACGAATAGCGAAGTTGAACAGCAATCGATACACTGCCAAGGTGTGGTTAGCTAAGCTAATACTATGCTCAGCATGCTGTTCATATATCTTCTGACAATGCGGTGTGACTAAGTCACCTAGCTTGCATTGATACAGTGTCACTCCATTGGCTCTGCTGTCCTGCCATCCCTGTAGATAGTAGATGTAGTCACGCTGTGCCTTAACACTGAGCTTTGTGTAAGTGATGTTGTTCTTATATGCCTTGACTAAGTCAGCCACCTTCGTCTTCTCAGAGATATCTTTAAGATATCTAAGCTCTTTACGCCAGTTGTCTAGCTGAGCATTTAGTTCTGCAGCCAAAGCAAATGCTTTGTCTTTGTCTTCACCAAGCACACGCCTAGCTACCACCCCTGCATCCACTGCATCCTGTGGTGGGTTGTACCTGTACTTGGTTATGCCTTCGGCAGCTTGAGCCAAGGTTACATAGCGAGGCAAGTTCATTCTTGTTCCCTTGCCTTCATCATCTGTTCAGCAAACCAATAAGCTTTGCTTGCCACTTCAGCATGTGGAATGCTCCACGCACTGGTCATCAGCACAGCCATAGCCTTAGCTGCGAAGTAGTCACGCAAGGTCATGCCATCTTTGTATTGATCAGGGAAAGCCGCTTGCATCTTGTTCTCACTCATGTAAGTCTCTGCTGTTGTAAATTTTAAATCATTCATCGTCACCTCCCAGTGCATAAAGTGTTTCTGCCATAGCTAACAGTTCATCATGCTTAACCAACTTGTTAAGCCATCTCTTAGGCATGTTGCTATACCCATAGATACGTCCTGCCAACATACCAGTGACAGCACCTACAGTGTCAGCGTCATATCCCAAGTTGACAGCATGCACCACTGCATCCTCAAAGCTGTGGCTTAGATCAACACTGTTCCATGCTTGAGCATAAGCATGCATGATGGTGTTCACAGTACGCTCACCATTCCTTGTGTTGTAGTTACGAATGCGGTTGTAGTTTAGGAACTTAGTTCCTGCCATACATTCCGAAACAAACCCTGCTGTGCATTGAACAATGTTGTGAGTGCCATGTGTCATCAACGACACAGCCACACTCTCAGCAATGGCTAAGCCCACATCATTGTGATTGGCTAACATGATGGGAGCTAATCGCATGATAGTGCCGTTGCCACTGGCATAGAAGTCTGTGCTTCCCATGTATGGACGATCTGTAGTCATAGCATCAATGGATGTTGAGCAAGTACGCCCTATGTCAAAGACATAATCTCTAGTGCCAAAGTGTCCTGTCTTCTTCCACATTTTAAAGTTGGCAGCAATCTCGCTTGGTGCAAAGCCACCCTTACTAATGTAAGCATCAGCAATTGCAACAGCCATAGCACCATCATCTGTCCACTCACCAATGGCAGTGTCATGCACACCACCACCCACCATCTCTGATGTTACCTCTGTCATATGTTCGGGACGAATGAATTCCAATGGCGCACCCAGTGCATCTCCAATGAACAAACCCATGAACATACCTATCGCATTATCTTTATGCATCAAATATCTTCCATAGTAATTGTGACTGTTAGATCAAGGGCTTCGCCTAAGTTGTTAGCTTCCCCTTTTAATATGTCACAGATTTTAAACACTGCCTCATTAGAGCAGAGCATTCCAATATTCACAGTGACAACCTCATGTCCACCAGTGAATGTGCCTACTATCTTTGTCGTATCTACTATCATATGTGTTCCTTTGTATAGATGGGGTACTCGCTACGTCTGTTGGTACTGCACCTCATGAACTGAATCACTTGGCTGAGTGTCTTCCAACAGCATCCGCTTTCCCCCGAAACTCTTTAAGCGAAGGCAATGTCTTCGGCAATGTCCCACAACTCTGAGTTGATGCGGATGTTTTCTTTCACACTGCTAACAGGGCGAGCCTTACGAACTACACCATTGGGGTGCTTCTCAGACAGGCTCTTAACAAAAGCACTGCCACGAACAACACCTTCCTGAATGCGGTTGAACACAGTGAAGGCATCCATGTAGTTGTCTTCATAGCGGGAAACCTTCAACACATCAGCAATGGTTTGAGGGGTGGCATACACACCCTTGGTCTGCTCTTCGAGCATGTCCCAACGTGTCTCAACGCCACGCTTAGCCATCAGCACAGACTGATGTGGGTCAAGTGTCACACCACGAAGTCTCTCAAGACGCTCCATCATGGTGGGCAGGGTAGCCACAGTGTTACGAAGCATGTCTTCAAAGCCACTCAGTGCCTTGCTGTGGTAGATCCGAGACTGGAAGCCATCACCTGCAATGAGGCCATTGGCACAGATGAATCGGTAGCAACCTGCAAACAACTTCACTGAGCCAGTGCCATCGTGAGAGTTGTACAAGATGATCTCAGGACGAATGTCCTCAGTGCCAAAGTCAATGTCCCATGTCTTAGCGAAGGCTAACATGTGGGCTGAGTGAG